TAACGCAATTGTCCAGATTCTTGTCCATCCCACATCACGTAGACATATCTAAAATTCCCTTTCTGCAACAACATTTTTATCTGTAAAAGGAATTGAAAAATTCCACCTATCGGTTTGCCATTAGAAGATAATGTATTATCTGCACTTAAACAAACTTCCAATATATTAGAACCATCAATAAGAAGAGTGTTGAATTGTTTTATCCCAACATTAGGTTTAATCTCTTTAATTTTCTTCGGTATTGGTTGTCCCATCGTTTATATAATACTCTTTTTCACTTTATATTCAAAATCTTTTTGTCAAGTTATTTGCACATTAAACATTATATCAAACTTATTTTACTATTTTTACATGATAAACACAAAAAAAGCTGAGGTTTTTGCCTCAGCTTTATATATTTAGTCCATATCTTCTTCAGTTTCGTTGAACTCAACATCACCAACATCAACAGTAACGTTATTTTCTTTGCCAAGTTCATTTAACTGTTTAAGAATATCTGCGATGTGTTCCTTCTTATACTTGTCCAAGTCATCAACCCCAATGAATCCTTTATCGCAAGCAACTAACGGGCCCTCATAGCAAACATTATGTGGAGCATCAAGATGATTCTTCAAGATTTTAATCTTTGTCTGAATACCATATGCATAATTCAAACCCTTAGAGGTTGCTGTCAGGCGTTTAATACCACTTGTCAACTGTCCACCCATCAATATTTCCATACGAGTGGCATACTTTAACGATTTTCCACCCTTTGTTTGCATTATTGGGGTAGACGAAATAGAAACGGTCATACTATCCATCCATACCTTATTGATATAAAGCATAGTATTTGAATACTTACAAGTAACCTTTCTTGAAGAAGGGATTCTATCATTTACGATGCTACTAAATGCTTGAGAAATTGCAGCAGCCGACCACATCGCATTTGAGATTTTTGCTGCTTTATATTCCTTAAATGACCCAACTGAGCCAACACTATCCCACACAAATAAAAATCCTTGATTAATATCTCCATTTTCTTGTGCATCGAGTAGTGTGTTAATACACATTGCAACATCCTCAATTACGGCAGTTTTTCTCTTTGTTTTTGTTTTAGTTCCTGATGAATAATCCCAATCACCAAATTGGTCACAAAGAATTGCATTATTATAATACAAAAAATTACCGTCCCATTGGATAATTCTATTTTCAACATGTGTTGTAATTTCGCCTGTATCCAGATTAACATCTTCAATCTCTACATCACCATAAATTGGCTCAGCTTCAAATCCCATTTGCATTGCATATTGGAATGAGAAAGCATTTTCAGTATCAATGATAACAGGAATTAGACCCTGTTTCTGAGCACTAACGATTGCATGATTAATAAGTGTTGATTTACCAACGTTACTGTGTCCAATTACACTAATAACTGTTGACTGTGGAATACCCGGCAACTTAGTAACATCTTGAAATGACTTTGGCATCAAAATCCATTCTTGTGGTTTATTCGCATTACTCACTTTAATAGGTTCTCCTTCCTTTGCATTGAGACCCATCTTTTCTTTAAAAGCACCAAGTCCAGTTTTTTTAATTGTTTGACCTTTTTTAATTGGTTGTGGCATAAGTTAATTTTTATTTGTTATTTTCATTATGTTTTTTCATGTTTTCTTACCACATGGTATAGATTATGAAATGTTATATTTATCATTACATATTAGAATGGCAAATCAACCTCGTCCTCTTCGCCATCCATAATAATTGGCATATCTGTTTGAGTAGAAGCTGTTGGGCGTTGTTCATTTAAAACCTCAGAAGCAGCTTCTGTAATCATATCAGCATTCTTTTTTGCGTCATTACGTCTCTTTTCTGCTTCCAAGAAATCATCCTCAGTCTTCGCAACAAACTTTCCGACACTCTTATCAAAATAAGGAATCATATCATCAGCAATGATTGAAAGATAATCACGCGATTTGACTGTGTATGCATTATACCATTTCTTTACATCGTTAATCCAAGCATTTCCTTGTTCAATATCTTGTGTTAGTGGTTTGTTAAGTGATTGGTCAGTAATCAACACAGCAACACCCTCTTTACCGTCCGAACGTTCAGTTCTCTTCAAGTTAATAATAATATCCCGTCCATTGTCAAGGTCAAAAATATTATAATTCGGATCACCCGCTTCTTCCATATCACTCTTGCGTTGCTTATACAGAGCAATCAATGAATCATAAATACCCTTACCTTGTGTATTCTCGTTAAATCTCCAAAATTTAACGCCTTCGTTTTCCTTCCCACGTTCAATAACACGAACAATATAAGTCACCTTACTCTTTAAAGAGCAGCCTTTCTTGAATAGTGCCTTAGATTTTACTTTATCCGTCTGATAACACTTATTTGCCTCATCAAAATAATACTGAGCCTTTTCGCAAATTGGGCATTTTACCGAAGGATTGTAATCAGGAACTTGTGGGTCATTAATACATAGGAAAGATTTAAAACCACTCTTTGCAATACGTGGACTAACTTTAAGATTGTGAGTCTTAACTGCAATTCTAAAATTTCCATCTTCACCACTTACAGGCAAAATTCTAATCTTAATTGTTCGTTCATTTTGCCCATTTTCCAACTTTGTGTCTAAATAATTTTTAGCATCAAAATCATTCTTTTTCTGTGTGTTCGTACCATTAGAAACTAATGAGTTTTCAACAATACTACCGTTTACATTACCATTAAAATTTCCCATAAAATTTTTATTATCGTTATTATATTTAATATATACTACTTTTTTCCCTCAAAAACAATTTTACATGTAAAAAAGTTGCAGTTAACCTACAACTTTATTTATTAAAATAATATAATTTAAAACTGTAAGAAATCACTCAATTTTATATGATTCTCACCAAGAGACTTTAGTATATCCCGTTCATTAAAATTATCAACATCACTTTTTCTTATCTCAAATTCTTTCTGTTCATCTGAGGTAGAAACATCATTATCACTAATTACATTATAATTTGGATGCTCCTCTTGTTGTTTTTTCCAATATTCATCAGGACGTTCAGAAAATGGATAAGAAGCCAAAGAACGCAAATTAAGTGTTTCCTCAGCCGTTGGGTTTCTCTTAGCAAATTCATGTTTAAGGTCTTCAATCTTCTGATCATTAGCAGCAATTGCATCCTCAAACTTAGAAATAACGTCAAGGACCTTGTTTAACTTATCATCAACATTATCAACCTTAAATTCAGTGGCTTCTTGAGACTGAGTTAATTCATCCACATCAACAACTTCATCACCAGGTTGTTCTGTATCCATTTCAACATCTTCAACGTCCATATCATCACCAAGTTCGTCACCAAAATCATCACCTTGTGCATCAGGCATAGGTGGCATCTCATCACCCATTGCATTTGAGTCACCACCCATATCACCATCCTGAGGCCCATTCATAGGTGGATTCGCATCACCCATTGGATTTTCTTCACCACCCATATCACCCCCTTGTGGTTCATCCATAGGAGGCATTTCATCACCCGTATCGTTAGGGTCTTGCTCATCTTCAACCATAGTAGCATCGTAAAAACTATATTCATTAATCTTTTGAATACGTTTTACGGCTTCACTTAGGTTGAATTTTTTTACTAAGTCCTCATTCTTTTTCATCTTAGTCATTTAAAAGCATTTTATTGTCTTCAGTTAATAGAATAGTACTGTTTTCTGTTCTTTCATAAAGACCTTTATTATCCTTTTCAACTTTAACTTTAGAATTTGGTGTTTCACCATTTGCAATGGACTCTAACTGAGTTAATTTATTTTCATCAACCATATCTTTACTCTTTTTTTGTTTTTTATTTTCCTTTTTATTAGAATTGTCATCTACAATCTCTTCAACAATAGGGGTAGTAGAAACTTCCTCCTCATTACTATTCGTTTCTTCAACATAATTTCTGTGTTTAACAGAATTATTGATAGGTTTTACAACCCTTCTACGAATATTTTTACCAATAAACATTGTTGCCATATGTTATAACATAAACTTTTAAATAAATATGTTTATTTTTCAAAATATTTATTAAGCACCATATATTTATCAATTTTTTCTCCAACAATATGCTTTACTGTATATGGAATGTTTGTAAAATCATAAATAAATTCATTATTTTCATTACCATTAAATAATTTTAATATTTTCTTATGACTTATCCCGAAAAAATTACTTGTCGACAATGAAAATCCGAAGACAGTACTATATTTCTCACAATAAACATACAAGAAGCGATTATTCTCATTAAAAATTAATTTTTTTTCGTCAGATTTAGCAAATTTTATTAATTTTTTAGCTGTTTCAAAATTTATTTTAATAAAATCAATAAAAGTATATTTGTTCCTATCGCAAAAATCTGTAATAACTGTCGTGTAAAATTCTTTTAAATCATTTTCATAGTCCACACCACGCTCTGTACGCTTAAAAGTCCAATATAGATTCTGATCAGGATAAAATTTCTTCAAAATGTTGAATCCATTAATGTATTTCTTTGCCAAATCATACCCAATAATGAGTGTTGGTAAATTTTCATCTCGACAACTTATATCTCGACACTTATTAATTGGTAAATCAAAATTCAATTTACTTGAACTCGTAATAATATTTGCTAAAACTTCTTCCATAACTTTTATATTTTACATCGTCTATATTATACCCAACAACGATAAAAAAACCAACAATAAGGCTTCCAAAACAGGAAGCCTTATCATTATTATGGTGTAGTTTCTAAAAAAGTATTTACTTCAACTTCATATCGACTTAACGCCGTATCAAGTGGGTATGGTATTCTCATACGTGCACCATCAGGAATTAGATACTCTAAACTACCAAGATGTGGATTAGCCAACATAATCAACCAAGCATAATCAGGAGAACTATAATACTTGTAACTAATATTATCTAAACGCATCTTTGATTTATCAAACGTAATATATAAGTCTGTATTATAAACTTTTAAATTAATTAAAGGTATCATTCTAAAGTTACCACCACCCCTTAATCTTTGGTATCTATCAAAATATTTTATTCTTGCCATTCTTATAAAGATTATTTATCATTATTAATACATCTTTGTAGTATAGAACTGTGAAACAGTTTTACCATTTTGGTAAGTTTTCTTAAAATCATCACTTTTATTTTCTTTGTCAAGAATTTCATCATGCTGTATTGCACCATTTGTCTTATCTGACCAATTTCTTTCAATTCTATCCGCACGGTTATCATAAAGACGAGCATTTGCATAATAGTTAAACGACATTGCATTCTGTAATCTTCTAACAGGACCTGTCATATCACTACCACCAACAAATTTAAACCCAATTCTCACATTCGCAATCAATGGTTGTACGCCTGCACCTTCAACATTTAAATCCCAAACTAATGGATCATAGTCAATATCTAAACTATCTATTACAATCATTTGATTATAGAAATCACCTAATCTTAACACACAATATGGGGCACGACCGAAAGCAAGATTATTTGCGTTTTTAGAAAATTTACCATCCGACGCACTTACAGTATTACCTTGTCGCATACATTGTTGTAAGAAAGTTAAACGCCCATTAAACCCTTCAGGCGTCATTGAATGGAAAGCAGGGTCAAAATATTGTAGTTTATCCATCAAACTACTATACACAACAGGATCTGTTTGCTCTAAAACCTTAAAGAAATGATATTCTTGGTCATATCTTAAACGATTTTCATCTGTGTGACCATTACCATATCTTGCAACAGGCGTTTTATCTTCTTCATTCGAATATGAAATTGATATATATTCACCATCTTTCAGATACCATTTCTTCTTATCATTATCAATAAATATAGGATATTCTTTTCCATCCTTATCAGTATATTTTTCATTAGTTGGGTTAAAGCCAATAGCTGTTTTTCCACCCTTATTATTTGCAAGATTTTTCTTATCATCTTCTGTGTTGGTTTTATCTTCATCAACTATTTTATTTTGAGACTTAATTTCAACTTTATCAGAAGAATGAATATTGTGTGATAAAAAAACCTCTTCTACATTTGATGGTTCTTTATAACCATCTTTAGGCCATGTTTTTGAACCATTAAATGATTGTGGAGTCCCAACCGTTGCACCATCAATAATAACATTTTCATTAACAATAACACTCGTATTAACGCTACCATCTTCATTTTCATTTATTGTTAATTTTACTTCACCTTTAATATCATTTGATAAATTAATTTTACCACTATAAGTAAATGTAATTTTCTTAGTTTTTACTGGGATTTCTGTCGGTGTAACACCTGTATTATTTGCCTTGGCAACAGTTGTCGTAGCAGCATTAGAAAATTTTATTATAACCTTTGCATATCTCCATTTTTTCGCATGAATTTTATCCTCACCATTACCTGCAGCCTTAATCCATTGTTGACCTTTAACTGATTTATCGTCTACGTCTTTATCACCAATACCATCTTCTATGGCCTTAGCACCACCATTTATACCAATACCGTAATAGTCATTCAGTAAGTGTTTAACCCAAAACACAGCAGTTCTTGCTCGATTTGCCCCCAACATCTTATTTGTTTCGACATAACCATGGGCACTTGCATATCCTTCACCATTAACTGAACCATTACCGTTATTTAAACCAATTTCCAATAACTCCTTTAATTTATCAATGCGTGAATTATTATTTCCATCTATGTTACATCTTTCTGCCATCACCTTAGATTTACCATCCTTTCCACCAAAACCACCGTAAAGTACATACGCAATTTCCGCAAGAGTAAAAACAGAACTTTCGCTTTCACCCTTTAATTTAAAAAAGCCTTTATTCTCCTCATCCTCTTCAAGTTGGTCTTTAAAATTTTCATATACAACATTAATGTCATGATTTAATCCAAAATCTGTGCCATCGACGTATGAATCTTCGGTTAATAACGTTTGATTATAATAATTATACTTTTCTTCATCAGTGCTTTTTGGCAAAACGTATCTACCATCAATTCTATAATACCATTTCTTACAATTTTTAGGTTTTTTTAATCCTGTTGTGTATTTTTGGCTTCTTGGTTGTCCTTTCTTTCCCAAGCCTGTCCAATAACGTCTACCTTCCTTTCCCATCTGGTTCTGAAAACGACTTGTACCTGATATGTAATTAGTTGCTTCTTTTCCTAAGCCACCCCTTCCCATTTCATATCCATTTCCCATATGAGTTGCATCAGTAGTATCTTCATTCAACTCTATGTCATACCCAAACGCCTCTCCAATTGCACCATTAGATTTTTGTGCACCTTTACCTGTAATCAAATATGGAATTGCCTCTACTTTAGACGTGGCATCAAAACGTCTTCCATCAAATGAGCCTTCAGACCATTTATTGTCATAAGTACCACTATAGTTGTTTGGGTAAAAAACATAAAAACAAATTTGTTTTTCAACCGGTTTCTCCTCTTCAGGCGTTGTTTTTGTTTCTGGTTGTTTAACGTGATCATGTCCTTGTGTATATTCATCAGTCAATGGTGTTGGTTTTGCAAGGCTTCTTAATCCGCCTGCTCCATCACCCTCTCCACATCCTGCAAGGAATCTTAAAATGTCTGTATCACTTACTTGATGACGATTTTCATTGCTCCATGACACATAATCAAGAATAGAAGGGTGGTCAACAACCAACATAAATGATAGTGTACCTGTTCTTGTTGTATTAGTATATGTATAAACATCCTCACCTCGCCCTAAAAATGTATTAGTATTCCATTGCGTTGTAGTAGTTTCATTAAATTTAATACCATAAGGAGGAAACCACATAATACGACCACCTAATGGGCCACGTTGCTCCCAAGACAATGCTTGTTCAAAGCTATATGGGTCATACCCTCTCCAAGCAAGATTCTCAATTGAAAACATACATTGTTTAGTATGAATATTAGTTGCTCCGCCACTTTTGTATTTTGGAGTTATATTCACCATACCATTATCTTGAAGAACAGTATTTTGCCAACCAGTATTGGATTCTTTCTTCCACCCCCATTGATTTCTTGTGGTACTATCTTTATCATCAGAAAATTGACTCCATTGATGAAAATCTTCTACGGAAAGTCTACCCTCATAATTACCTTGACTATCAACAGTAGAAAATGGTCTAATTGTTTTATAATATCTATCATATTGATGATGATGTGTCCAAACACGACAATAAGGGTCATCGTAACCACTACGATAACTACTATTATACCCTTTTTCAGCCTCTTTTGTCAAAAGATTTCTACCATGTGAAAGGCCATACTTAGACTTTGCATTATCAAGGGGTGATGGAATTGTGTTAGGATCAGTATGGAATCTTGAAATTATAGTTTTAACTTTCTTTGAGTTAAATAGTTTTTTTGTTTTATACAACAAACTATTGCGATTCTCAACTATCCACTTATTAGCGAAAGTACCACTATTCTCATCATCAGGGTATAAATTTTGTGTTACTGAATACAAATCATTATGTAAACCTGAATAATTGAAATGATTAGAAGATTCAAGTTGCATTGATGTTGTTTCATCTCCAATAAGCTGATTTTGTCTTATTGTCTTTGCATAGCCCTCATAATAATCATTATCACCAACATGCTTATAGTGTCTAACATGTTCATTAGTAACAGTATTGCTATCCCCCGTAACATCAACACCCAAAGCATTTAATGTTATGTCTTTCTCTTGTTTGTTAAGGCGCATCAATCTCTTCATGAACTCTCTATTCTTGTTCATAAAGTCGCTTGAACTCTTTATATCCATCCCAACCAATACTGAATACAAACTATCAGCCTTATTTCTACCGTTTAATGCCTCATAGTCAATTTTCTTGTCTACAGTTTCAATAGATGCATTTAGCTTATCAGCCACTTTGTACAACTCATCCATTGTCTTTTGATCAGCAAATGTTCCAACAGTACTATTAAATACACTTCTACCTAAAGTGCCTAAAGTATTCGTTGCAGAGCCTGTGATTGCATTTGCCTTCGTAGTTACTATTGCCATTTTTATTAACTTTTTCTTTATAAAAATAAATAATGGGCAAGTGAAAAAGTCACTAACCCACCATTCTTATTTCTTACGAGTACTTGCCTTCATTTGTTCAACCTCTCTTTCGACAGCCTTATTATGTGTTTGAATATAGAACTTTCTATCTCTAATGGTCATTTCATAAATTTCATCCATAGTTAAATCCATATTTTTATGACACATCCATAATTCTTGTTTAAGATTTTTTTCGTAATTATCATATATTACCGAAAACATAATCGTCGATTCCAAGAAAGGTATCAAAAGTGCCCCCCCCGTCACTTTGTGGTACATTAACAGTTATTTTCATGTTAACACCGGGAGTATTATCATTTACAAATGTTCTGTAAGCAAATGCATCTTTTGCCCTCATATTCTCAATATAGTTTTTGATAAATTCCTTATCACTATTTCCATTAACTGATTCAGTATATTTAACCATTTGATTTGTAATACTAAATGTATATAGATTATCTGAATTAAATTCCAAATCACCTACATTAAGAATATCATTAATATCAGCAAGGCAATCGCCTAATTCACTTCTATCAGTATCATTAATCGTCATTCGATTAATACTATCTTGAAGATTCTTAACATATTTAATTGCCATAAATTTCTCATAATCAGTTGTTCTTGAAACAATCTCATCACGAACTTCAGTTTCTTCCTTAATGTTCAAATACTTAAATTTGATTACATCACCACTTTCAGTAACATAGTCAAAATAACCATTTTCATCACCCTTAAGATTAAATGGATAATACTTAAATGTATCCAACTTTACATTGATTGGATATTGCTTTTCTGTCTCAGGGTGTCTTGCGACAATGGGGAAATCAGTTCCATAACCCGTTGCACGAAGCCAAAGCACAATTGCATCACGATCACCCTTACATAGTTCATCAACTTTAATATCTTTATCCAAAATCTTACGTTCAAGAATTGTATCAATAAGTTTGCCATCACGATACATATTTGGAGACGCAATAATATTCTCATCAGCCGCCGTTAAATATGCTACGGGAATACGATTCTTTTTATGAGCGTAACATTCACCGTTTGAAGGCAATGGGAGAATATCATATTGAATATTGCTTGGAATCGTTGATGGGTCAAAAGAATAATCATTATTTTCTTCGCCATTCTTTACCATGACTCTTTGATTATCTCTACCCACCTTAGATGCCTCTCCTGTTATAGTTACAGATGTTGTAGCCTCTTCTCTTGGTTTAATCTTTTTAGTCTCAATAACAGTTCCGATTGCCTCTTCAGTTGTTGGGTTCTTTGGCTTGTCAGACATTGTATCAGTAGAACGATGTCTACGTCTTTCTAAATCTTTCTTATCTTTTGCAAGAGACTTCTTCATTAACTCCTCCTCATTATCAACTCTCTTAATGTCTGTTGGGTCAAATCCATTTTCATCCTCTCTCTGCTCAGTTCTCTTTGTCTTACGATGTCTCTTACGGATTGGAGCACCTTCCGCTGTCGCTACAATTGCCACCGCTTGTTCCTTTTGATGCAATTGTTCATCTGTAAGACCCTTGGCCTTTAGTCTTTCTTCGTACTTAGCCTTATACTCTTCGCTGACCTCGTTATAAACCATACTATCAACCTCTCTTTTAGTCGCTTGATATTGTAAACGAGCCTTTTCATAATTCTCCTTAATTGCTTCATCAATTTGTGCAGCTCTGTCCTCCTTTGTTTTCTCATCCAATTTCTTGTTGTCATAAACCTTTTGTTTACTCTCTTCCAACAATTCTATTGAAGACTTAATTTCTGCAAGCTTTTTATTTCTATCAATTGTTGCCATTTATCTATATGTTTTTATTTATTAATTTCACCTTCTAAATCAGCAATCTGTTTCTCAATCATATTTTCTATCTTACTAAGATCAAAATCCTTTAATGACTTTCCATAGTATTTATTTGCAAGGTCATTATTTTCAGTTTTAGCGTTATCTATCTGTTCAATAACCTTCTTCTTATCACGTTTATTTATCTTATTAGTTATATTAACAGTTTTAACCGCATCATCTAACATCTTATTTGAATTTTTAAGGACTTTTAATTCATAATTTTTAATTAATTGGTCATTTACAAATCGCTTTTCCTCATCATTATTCTTAACTTGATTTTCACTAAAATAAGTTTTATTCTTTATAATTTTCTTTTTCTTAAAACTAATTTCCAAATACCATTGATGAATATCATTTGACTTATAAGTAAAATTCTTTCCATGATATTTTTTCAATTTACAGCCACTGTAAACAACCTTATACACTTCATTATTAACGGAATCTAAACGATACAATATAACATTAAGCTGCTTCTTAAAAATCCAAAATCCTTTAGACCATTCATCTAATGTTTCTTCAATAATATTATTATTATTTAACATATCATAGACTGTAATAAAAATGTTCTCATCATCAATCGAAAAATTATTAATCATATGTGGGTGAAGTGTGACTAATCCACTATTATCAATTATTTCCACCATAAAACTTCGATTAGAAAACATCAAACTTTTATTAAGTTTTTCAGTCTCAATTCTTGGGTCAACCATGTCTTCTTTCATTATCTTTATTTTTATTTATTTATTTATTCTTTAACAAACTTAATTTGATCAACAAGTAACACAAAAGAATAAGGTTCATCCATAGGTTGAATAAAACGACATTTCTTCAAAACAGCCGTAGAATTATCTTCTTTAATCTTAATTTTGAAATCTTTTTGTGGTAAATGTTTAAGAACTTCCTCCTCATCAAACACATCTTCGTAATCAGGGTCATCCATTAATCCCCATAATTTCATTGATTCGTGTGCCCACTGATTGAAATCCGTAACCAAGTCTGTATTCGCTTTCATCTGTTTAGGATTCAAATACACATAAAGCATAAATGGCTCATTTTCCTTCGTATTCTTTCTATAAATTTCATCTAACGATTGAAGTGTCAATTCTTGTTCATTCATATCATATAGTAACGCTCCACATTGATGAAAAGAATATGTCTGTTGTGTATAATTAAAATGTCTCTTCTGCCAAGGGTTTATTGCAATATTATAACCTAACTTCTCAGTTTCAGGGTTTGTGACCATCTCATGTACACCAACTCGTCTTTCCTTCCACTCAGTTGTTTGCTGCTTTACAAACTCTTGCCTTGTAATTGGTTTATCATATTTGAACCCGTTGCTACAATCTCCATTGGCATAAGGTATAAAAATCTGAACATTCATTACTTAATATATTTTATATGTTATAAAAATAATTAAAAATTAAATTTATTTCAATTTCATAACCTTTTTCTTCTTTGTTTCAACAATTTTAGGAATAAAAACATATTTTCTTAACTCTTCAAGAACTTTCTTAGGGTTATTTCTAATATCATATTCCCAAAATCTCAATAACGGTATTCCGTGTAACTCAGCCCATTTATTTTTTATCTCATCAACTTTTTTGTTGTGCTTTTGAGTAACCGTTAATTTGCTTTCATCTGTAAAACGAGGGTCTGAGTGAAAAAATGTTCCGTCAATCTCAATTAAAAAATCTATTGGGGTATGTTGTATCCCCTGCACAACACTATCAAGACCCTCTTTATCTTCTGTTATATACTTAGCCTTTGTGGTTATAATAGCAAAATCATAGAAACGCTTTATATCTTTCGCCTCGTATTCATAAATATACTTTATCCCATACTTGTCCAAAAACAGATGTGCAAAATCCTTTTCTAACTTGGATGTACCATATTTAGGCTTCTCTTTCTTTACCTCACTATTAGTCTTTTTAATTACTTTAATTGATTTTTTAGCCTTCTTTTTCTTAGGGGTTATCTTTCTCTTAGGTTGTTTCATTTATGTGTTCATTATTCTCATCTATATTATAATTAGATTTATTAATGAATTATACAAAAAAGCCAAGACTGAATTTAATCAATCTTAGCTTCATTCTTATATACATACTTTATCAGGCCGCAATCCCAAATTTTATAGAACCCCAATTTCTTGGCCATTTCATTCTCAGTCATTGTAAGTGGTAATCCATATTTCTTATGGAGAATTTGCTTACGGAATCCAAATTTATGATGCCTTTCAATATCACCATCAATGAAATATCTATAATCAGGACTTAAAAATCCTACGCACTCAAATCCAAGTTTGGTGTATAGGTTGTCTGTTGGATTTGTTGTCCACCTTCTATCCGCAAATGATTTAATTTCCTTGAAATCATAATTCTTTATGAAATGTTTAAAGAGTTTTCCACCTGCACCAACGCAATTATAGTTATTATCCGTAGCAAAGCGATTCAAGTCCCAATAACCATCCTTTTCCTTCTTAAATCCCATTAATCCAATTAGTTCATTTTCATAAAACAAACCTAAATATACACTTGCACCCACATATCCTTGGATATGGTTTTTATTTAGAAAGTCCTTTGCTTCTTCTTTATTAACTTCTTTTACATTACACTTACGAGCAAAGATTTTCTTTTTATTGGTATCAATATTGGCAATATGCCTTATTTTACTAACAACAATATCCTTTCTATTAATCCACTCATCTTCGAATATTTGAATCAGTTTAATACCCTTCTCATTACATTCATTCAGTTTATTAATATGATAATTCCTATCCTTACCAAATTCTTCTGAGTGCCATCTAAGGCCATTATATTCAATACCAAGTTTTAATGACGGAATATAAATGTCAATTTCTTTTCCATTAAGTATTGAACGATTATTTTGTTCACACTCCAACGGTTTAATAATATCACCAATCTCATCTTCTACTTTGGAATGAGTTTTAGAACATTTAGGGCAACCGTGTCCTGACATGTGATTACCTGACATTTGCCAAAATTCTCCATGTTCAGGACAAATGATACAAATTTTTGTACGATTATTTACATATTCTGTTTTAGAATAGTTGTATTTTTCTCCATGTACCTCTTTACATTTTGCAATAAAATCATCGTCATTTAAACTAAGTTTGCTCTTTACAGTTTCAATTCCACATTTTGGACACCCAAAACCACTAAGATGATAAGTAGGAGCTTGACTAAAAAAACCATGAATTGGGCATTTTATCTTTATTGGTGTAAAACAATCAATATATTCACTATGAGAATAATCATATTTATCACCATGAACTTTTCTTGCCTTATCATTAAACTCTTTATTTGCCCTTTCATTCTTTTTTAAACTGCTCATTATTGCCCCACATTTTGGACAGCCTTTTCCTCGTAAATGTGAAGATGGTATTTGCCAAAACTCACCATGTTCAGGGCAAATGATACAAACCTTTGTGTGATTATTCACATATTCCACCTTAGAATAATCATACTTATCACCATAAATTTCTTTACATCTTTCAATAAATACATCCTTAGGCATAGCCATTTTTTTACGATTCCTCTCTTTTGCGCATTCATGACACCCCCTGCCATTTAAATGTTCATTAGGTCTTTGCCAAAATTCACCATGCTCAGGACAAATGATACAAACTTTTGTACGATTATTTAGATACTCTACCTTGGAATAATCGTATTTTTCTCCATGTATCTCTTTTGATTTCTTGATAAAATTATCACTTGTATTTGTTCTTTTTTTTGCTCTATTAACTTTTGCACATTCAGGGCATCCTTGACCTTTAAGATGGGAATGTGGGGTTTGATAAAAACTTCCGTGTTCATGACATATGATTTCTACTTTATTAATCATTTTCGTGTAAATAACATTTCGGTAGTCATACTTGTCACCATGAACCTCTTTAAATCTATTAATTATATTCATCATAATATGTGTTTGGATTATTAATAATGCACTACTTATTATCTAATAATGGGTTGTGTCCAACGCATTGTCTATAATAATTATACTCCAAAATCACAAAAATAACAAATAAAAAGCACCAACAAATTAATGTTAGTGCTATTAATTTTTTGTAACTAATTGAAAATCAGAAACTTAGGATACAATAATCCGGACGAATTGTGATTTCAATTGTTGATAAACCATCATCGTCATAGGCCAAATCTCCGAAGTTTACAGTTACTGGCATAGCGTTCTTGATGATCCACTGTGAAACAGCAGTACCTGTTGGGTCAAGCATCTCAAGAACAAGGTCTCTCTTATATGCAACAGCATAACCTTGACGGCCTGTTACAGACTCAGAGGCAAGGCGAACCCATTCCATTACTGCCTGAGAAGCAGAAGGCCCGATTGGGTCTCGGAGTGTAACACTAATTTGTTCCCAAATGTAACGACCAACGACCCAAGTGGAGGTATTAAGGAACTGAATCTCAGTTTCGCCCATCGTAATTGTTGGTCTTGCTGCGTTAGAAACCCACCACTCTTGTATTCCCAAGTCAGAAGGGAAACGCAATAAGAATCTGTTTTTTCTAAGTGGCTCATATTCAATAGGAGCCTTAATAAGTAAGTCTGACATGTTTATTGTATATTAATTTTTATTTTACGTAAAATATTATCTTGTATTGTTATTATCATCTGTTTGAAGTGCTGATTCAATAGCTTTATCACACATCATCCAAATCTTTTTCATCATCTGATAAGATTCTGATGTTGGGTCTTCTGCTAAACGAGCAATTGTCTTAAGTGCAATTTGGCGGATATTGTCAATTTCATTCTTAATTGGAAGAATACCCTTTTCCATTGCCATAGCATCTCCTTCTCCACTATCCATGCCATAATCTTCTTCTCCTTGTGAAATCATTGGTTCGTCGAAATCTTCCTCAGATAAATACCCCTCTAACAATGGTTTTTTCTTTTGCTTAATTTTATTTTCAGCCAACATTGCAGTAAGTTCTTTAATTGGATTATTTTTCTTACTCATATTATTAATCTAAATTATATAACAATAAATATTACACAAATAAAAAAAGAGAGCCTTTAAGACTCCCTTTTTTAAATATTGTTATTTTTATTAAACATCTGAAATTTGCATTCCACTTGGAAGAACAGCCAACGTAATGTTGATATACTCCAAGTTTGGCATCAACTTCAAGAACAATTGAGCATTCAACTCAAGACGTTCACGAGTTTCTACTGAATCATCAATTACAATCTTGTAATCAATCAAACCTTTATTATCTTTGACATTGTCAAGTACAGGTTTAATAGCTGATTCAAGAGATTTTCCCATTGATTGGTCATTAGGGTCGAAAATCAAACCAACACAAGCCTTACTAAGAAGTGATTTAATACGATTCAAAGCACGACGGTGTGAAATTCTATTCATAGGACTTTCATGTCTTTGGAAGTTCTTATCACCCCATAAGCGTAAGCCATCTTGTGCAAATGTGTTTGTAAAGTTCAAACGGCCTGTATAGAGTTCATCTTGTTCACCCAATTTAAGTGCCTTCTTAGGAGCAATTGCATTGACAGTACCACGATTCCAACCTACAGCAGCATACCAAGGGAACTTAACATTATCTGTGTAAGCGAAGTTTCTAACCATATCCTTTGTAGGTGGCAAATAGATATATTGACTATTAGAAGCATCAAAGTACTTATTCCATGGATAGGAAGAACATACATAGCTACTATCAATATCAGTATCATCAAGATTATCGACAGCATCAGATGGAGTAAACATCTCAATAACACTATCACCTGCACCTGCGGGTTTATCAGGCGTCGTAACAACGTAGATAGAATCTCCACGTTCCTCTTCAACCATTTCAATTACTTCGCCAACAAGAAGTCTATTATTTACATAGTCAATACCAGGGGTTGCCAAGTGGTTAATATCAATAGTCTTAGGATTTGCAAACATACGAATAGCAGAAAGGTATGCATAATAGTCAGAAGTCAAGTTCTTAGAATTTTTCTCAAAACCATAAGCCTCTGGGTCACGGATTACATTGAAACTTACACCCTCACCACTAACAGAATCAAGTTTGCCACGATATCTACGATAAACGAAATCATCTGTATTACTTCTTGTTGTACGATAGTAATCCCAACCATCCCATCCACCATAGAAGCATAGTGTGAATTTACGATTACGTTTGTCTTCATAGATAGTATTCAACATTGTTTCTTCTTCTCCAAAACGTGGTTCAATACCAAATAAATCAAGAGTATTACCTGCGGCAACCGTTACCCACTGATAGCCTGAAATACCATCAACTGTAACCTTCTGAGGTTCGGCAGAACCCGTTTTATACGGTGGTTTAACACGATTTTCTTCATCAGGAATACCTTCAAAAATACGAGCATCTAAGTGGAAGCCAGGAGTTAATGAATCAGGAATATCATTATAAGCCTCTACACCTTTATACTTGAAAATATCAGGGTCAATACCAACAATATCAGATAAACCAAAATATTGTTTATTTAAACGCAAGTTACTATCAATATTTGTATTGTATTCAAGATATGGTTTATGTACATTTACTTGTGTTTCAACAAAGTCTTCACCAAGATTTTTTCCTGTAATTGCATAGCCATTGAAATGACGTACAGGATAACCTAAGAACCCTGCGGGTACAGAAATCTTTGTTTTGTCAGTCTCATTAACCTCAACAGTAATGTACTTAGACTTAGTTGCATAATTTTCATCAGTAGAACCAATTCTATATGCAATATAGTTAGGAGAACCAGGAATAAGGTCACAACCCTTATATTTTTCTAAGGTTGAAATTGCACTATCAGAGTCATTGTAATCACGAACCAACACATCAAAAGTTCCATGTGCAGGGTCAATATTCTCAATAGACACCTTAACCTCAGTATTTGCTGTATTACCATCAGAAATTGTATGGAAACGGAACAACTTTGTAAGTTCAACCTCAGTCGCAGAACCCTTCATTTCAGATACAATCCAAGGAGTTGAAGCATAACGATACTGTTCTTTATAATTGTTCATATCAAGAGTAATCGGAACTACGTCATCAATACCTAATTTCTCAGACTTACGATAGACATAATATAATCTATCCTCAATTACCTCCACAGCATCCTTAAATACATGTACATCATCAACATCAAGTTTGTGTTCTGAACTTAAGAACTCAGGCACATATTTTGTTTCTTCAATGTCGTTTTCATTTTTTACATACTCACCATACAAATATTCACGTTTACCATCAGGTCTCGTATGAGCAACAACAGTATAAATGTGACCCACTTCACCATCAGCTTCAACCCAAGTCGAACCCTTATCTGAAGATTTATGTACCTTCAACGGTTTGTTATCAAGCGGATTTACAGATTCACTATTACTAAATAAGAAACGCTTACCAACATGTCTACGAGTTAACGTAGTATTATTAAGAGTAAGAATAGCATCAACAGCTTTATGATTAGGAATTACTTTAATTTCAGGATAGCTAACAAGGTCAGTTGATACATATTTACCCTTTTCCTCTTTAATTTCTGCAAGAGCATTAATTTCACCTCGTTTAATCAACTGTTCTAATGCGATGTCGTATAGTTCTTCAACATAAATTTCGCTTTCACCTACCTCAGGATCTTGACCTAATACATTAATGATATAGTTCTTATCACCAGGGTTTAATGAAACAGAATAGAATACAGTTTCATAATCACCTTTGGAATCCTTACGGCTTGTTTCTACTTCCAAAGTAAAGATACCATAGTTATTAGGATTAATTGTCAACACACCCTTTTTCTTATTGAAAGAAGGATTACAATCATCAAGGTAATCAAGTGAGTCACTTGGACGAATCTTTACGTTTCTTGCGTAATAGTTGATACCATCATAATCATAAACATCATTACAAATACCTGCATCAGGATCAGCCTTTCTCTTAAAAGCAGCCTTAACATGTTCACCACGCGAACGAATTACGGCAATAACAAGAGGTCTATCCTTTGTATATTGTGTATCTTGTTTAGTTGCCTTATCATCATATGCCGTAATGCACCAAGCAGCACCTGCATTAACACCTGAAAGGCCTAATACACGACAAACTTGTAACTGCTGTGATTGCGAAAGATATTCTTTTGCAATATAAGGGAGTTCATACTTTGGATATTGACTACCACGGAACTTCTCTGTATTCGTACCTCCGAAGAATGTTTGGAATTGTGCCCAATCGCTAACCTCAATTGGTTGAAATGCAGGACCTTTTTGTGTCTCACCTGCAACACCCAAACGAGTAATACCTAACGACTTTTGTGCATATGTCAATTCCATTTCAGAGAAATAAACACCAGGCGTTGAGTGAACTCTCTTTAAAGTTTTTTTATCTGCCATTTTATGTCAAATATTATTTTATATTATTTTCTTAATATAAATATCACAAAAAAACAGAGAATACCTTAACTATCTGTTTTATACAACATTTTTTCAAGTATATCAACATCTTTAACATCTACCATTACATCATCATTTGTTTCTAATAAATCAGCGACTGTTAAAGACGTATCAACAAACGGTATTTGAGAAGATAAAAACGCTGCATATAACGGATTATTCATGTCTATTTCTACTTCACCAAACACTGCTTTAAGACGTTCAAAAATAAACTTTTCTGTTTCATCTAACCACTTTATTAAAGTATGAATTTTAAAAGCTATTTGAATATTATATGAAGATTGCTGTTCAAGCAATTTATGTAAAACTCTATTCAATTCAAACACTTCAAATATAGAAATATTCATATTATTTTTTATTTAAAAATAACATTAAATTCATTCTATTTCAATGTCTTGATACTTTGTTGGTTCTTCGGATACATCCTCAGGCACATAATTTGGATTAAAAGTATAACTTGGGTTTATTCCGTTAAATATTACACTCGCTTTATCTTTTACATCAAACTGTGATATTCTAATTCTAATTCTGTCACCATTATTCACTCTAAACCCTTTATCCCAATATGTTGGAGTATCATTAACAAAAATGCGCATTGCCCTAACATTATCTCTAACAACATCTTGAATGTACATATCAGTATCAATCACAAATTCGGCTTTATCATTCCACTCTTTAAAGTTTAAGGATAGTTTTATTTTTTGGTTTTCTAAATCATCTTCTATATCAATATCCACCTTTGGTTTTTTCTTTTCACCGACAAAGCCAACGTTAAGTCTCTTTGGGAATTTCTCAACCTTAATGTCTTCTTCATGAATTATATAAGCTAAGGCCTTAATCTTTAATGTTTGAACATAAAATCGATAATCACTTACACTGTATTTACTCTCATCATCTACACTTTCTAAAATCAATGGTATATAGTGATTATTTGGTCTGATATAAAACTGTCTTGACTTAAATAAGTCATTAGCTAATTCATTAAAGGTTGTTAGATTTTCAAATAAATCTGTAATAAAACTTATACGATATTCTAACGTTACTGCGTATGGTTGTTTCATTGAATATACTTCAATTGATTCAGTACCATTATCTTCTAAAACAGAACGTTGTAAAATTGTATAGAATCTTTCACCGGGAATATTCCAAAGGCTACCTTGGTTTTCACCACCTTGTGGATTTGTAGTTCTATTTATTGTCTTAAAATTAAGTATTAAGTTTCCATCTTCATCAGAATGTTCCCAAGTTTGACTATATTCTGAAAATCTTTGATTACTAAACAACGTAAATGTTGGCACATCCTTCCCATTAATCGTCAGCCCTAAATCCTTCTCAACAAACTCCTTAAATGCATTATCAATATCAACATATTCTAATGGTTTTGGATATATAGGTGCTTTATGCACAATATCTTGTGCATAACTTTTTCTTATCAGATTCCCATTTGTTTCTTTTTTCTTAAGATTTACAAAGGTTAAATTCTTTTTTGGTTGTGTGCTTCTCATTTTATTATTTTCCGTTAAATTCTTGTGCAGGTGAAGCACTAATAACTCTCCATCCCACCTTATATGCACCAATTATATTTTTGTTGCTATTATTCACCTTACCATCATCAGTGACAGTGAAATACGACATCTTATTTGTATCAATTTGGATTGCAACGTAATCGCCTCGTTTAATATCACATTTGAACTTTTCTAATGTCTTTGGCATTATGTATAATTTCAAGTTACCACTAACTTGATAAGTACCTGTATTAGACTGTGAATCAAATGCATTTAGCTGAGCATCCTCAATTTCAAACATACATGGAACTTCCTTTGGAGGCTTGAAACGTATTGTATCTTTTTTCGCCTCTTTGTAAGCATCATTGATATTTGTTCGTTTTCGATCAACCTCATACACAACAACAGTCTGATTTATATCTTCTTCAAGATAACCTTCAATCAAATCTGTTTCAAAACCAAAATCTTCTTCGGAATAAAATAAATTATTCCGATTTATTGGTGTTATATTTCCATTATTGTTCATTTTGAAATGAATATTTGTTTTTTATCAATTTGAGTAGTATAATATATATAAATAATAATATTACTAGATCTAGATATTACTAGATACTAGTAATAATTTAATATATTTTATAAATATCAATGAGTAATAAAAATAATATAGATAAAGCATACGACATTTTGAAGGAGTATAAAGGTAGAAATAACAGAATTATCTACCTTCAAAAACTCTATTCTGTCGGTCAATGCATTCTAACTGATTTTGATGTTGAATATATTTTAACAAACTATGATTTTGAACCATATATCGTTGATAAAACAGTGAAGATAACAGGTGAATTAGGTTTGAAATTACAAGATAAATATCAATTGGATTTTACACCACAAAAAATTAGAATTTCAACCGTTATTGGTGAAATGGGTAATAGCCTTCATTGCTATGTTCAATATCGCCAAAGCATCCCATCTCAATTGATGTATATAAGCAAAAATTCTATATTGAACGAGTTGGAAGATGTTGATTGGAAAACATATGAAGTAGACTTCACAAGTGTTGATAATAAAAGACCTCTTAAAGAACACCAAAAAGAGGGGGTTAAATTTCTATTGGCCAACAAAAAATGCATCTTAGCTGATAGTATGGGTCTTGGAAAACTTCAAGAATTAGACACTCCCACTCCCACACCAAATGGTTTTGTACGTTTTGGGGATTTGAAAGTTGGTGATAAAATTTTTGGAAGTGATGGAAAAGAACATAATGTTTTGCAGGTTTTCCCACACAAACAAAAAGACATCTACGAAGTTGAATTCAGTGATGGGACTAAAACTAATTGTGGTTTAGAGCATTTATGGATTGTACAAACAAAAGGAAGTGATGAGTGGAAAGTAATGTCGTTAGAGGAGATTATTTCACAAGGGATTGGAATAGATGGTAAGACTGATGGCTATAAATTCAGAATACCAATAACCAAGCCTGTAGAATATAAAGAGCAAAAACATGTTTTCACTGACCCATATTCAAAAGGAAAGGAAATTTCTAATGTAAACCGTGGTAGAAAAGAATTAAGTTTTTTAATTTCTAATGAATATTTGATTGATTCTATTGAAAATAGAAAAGAATTATTAACAGGTTTAATGGACTCTAATGGTTATATTGCAAAAGAAAACAATAAACCTTGCTACCCAACATTTTCTAAGAAATTTGCAGAAGACGTTTGTATGTTAGTACAATCCCTTGGTGGTTTAGCCACTGTAAATGAATCATCCATTGGTGAAAATATTGTATATCATGTTTACATACAAATAAATTTTTGCCCATTTAAGGAACAAAGTAAAATTGAAAAATATAAAAATGATAAATCATATGAAGAAGATTTGATTAAATCAATAAAGTCGGTAAAACTGATTAAAAAGGCTGATGCAATGTGTATTAAAGTTGATTCACCCGATGAAAGTTATTTGACAAATAACTACATTGTGACGCACAACACAACAACTTCAATTAGTGCTTCCATTTTGGGTGGCTTCAAAAAGATTTTAGTTATTACGACTGCTTCGTTGAAAACAACTTGGAGAAAGGAAATTGAAATCTTTGAACCAAAAAATAACATTCAAGTTATTAATGGTTCTGATTGGCAATCAAATTATAAATTTACAATCGTAAATTATGATATTGTCCAAAGATTCTATGAAGTTGCTGAAGAGGTTGCTTATGAATGGAAAGAACTCGTTAATAACGATGGTTCTCGAACAAGAGTTAAAGTCCCAATTACTATACGTAATAAATCTAACGGCCAACTTGAATATAAAATGAAAAAAAGCCGTAAAAAAGAAGACATTAAGAATGCATTAAAGAACAGCCCATTATTCTTAGAAGAGTTTGATTGTGTAATCATTGATGAGGCACACAAACTATCAAATCCAAAGGCTAAACGATACCAAGTAATTGAGGACTTCTTGAAAAAGTCAAGAATACATAATGTATTTCTATTAACAGGTACTCCTATTACTAAAGACACTGTTAGATTCTATAATGTTCTAAAGTTATTAGATGCGAATATAACAAAAGACTACATGTACTATATGAGACGTTATTGTGGTGCTAAGAAAAGAACATTTAGGGGTAAAGAACTTCTATTACCAACAGAAGCCACCAACTTAGATGAGTTAAAAGAGAAGGTAAAACACCTATATATCCGTAGAGAACTAAAAGATATGGCTGATATGGTAAATAAGACCGTTTCTACACGATATTATGATTTATCACCTAAGCAGATGGAAGAATATAACCGACTATGGGATGAATACATTAGTGCACAATCTGAAATTGGTGATGAAACCAATGAGGATTATAGACAATTAGTTGAAGGAATGCTTGTACGACAATTTTTGGCCAATCAAATGGTTGAAAATACAATTAAACTTGTAGATGAAAAAATTGAGGATGGTGAAAAAGTTGTTGTTATGTGTACCTTTACTGATGAATTAAAGAAATTCAAAGAATATTACGGTGCAAAGTGTGTTACATATGATGGCAAAATGACTTCAAAGGCAAAAGACCACGCATTTGACACATTTCAAAATAATCCAAAAGTTAAGGTGTTTGTCGGTAATATTGTCGCTGCATCCGTTGGTTTAAGCCTTACTGCTGCACATACTCTAATCTTTAATAGTTATAGTTGGGTATATGCTGACAACGCACAAGCAGAGGATAGAATCTATCGTTTAACGTCCACAGATGATGTAGAATGCATTTACCAATTGTTTACCGATTCTGTTTCTGAACACATGTATCAAACAGTAATGGAAAAACAAAGAATCCTTAATGAAACAATTAAAAAGGAAAATGAAAAATAATATGGAAGAGAAAATCGACACTTCAAATTTATCTGTTATCTATGTCCAAAAGATTGGGCAAGATAACGATGGAAATTATGTATATGAGTTTCTGATTAGTGAAGATCCTGACTCTGTTTGGGTTGAAAATTGGAATGAAGTTCCTGTGTGCAATGAAGCCGATACAAGGCCTTCACAAGATGATTATGACTATGTAAAAGAATTACGCACTGACATTAAACTTACATTAGGTCAAGATAATTGTTGTGTATCTTTTATGGACATTAAAGATAACATTGCAGCATTAGCTTATGAAGACATTTCAGGTTATGAAGAATATCCCGAACCACGTTTAGTTATACAATATGGTGATTCACTTGACTATGTTGAAGAGATGCTCGCAAAAAGAGACTTATATATGAAATATGTTTAAAAAAACAAAAAAGGAGATAGTTTAAGCTGTCTCCTTTATATTTTATTATAATAGATAATGTTTATACAGATGAATAATAAATGCAAAGTAGAAAAAATTAACGGAAGGTATTATATAGATGGGGAAGCCTCACACAACCCAAAGATTGAAGAATTAAAGAAATGGTATAAAGAATATAATGCGAAATATTTTTACAATAAACTGCCTGAATGTAAATTCTTTTTAAAAAGGGAAAGTAGATATCCTGCACAATGTTATACTTCCTCAAAAGAAATTCATTTTAACAATGGGGGTAAATATATATGGAATAGAACAATAGTTAAGAAAATTTTATTACACGAAATGGTTCATATGTACATAGATTGTACATATAATATTATTGGAAGATGTTTAAATTCTTTCCACCACACGTGGCCATTTGCGTTTGAAATGTTTAGATTAAACAAAAAACATCATCTTGGATTAAAACTCCTAGATGATGTTCCTTTGCGTTCAAAATATAAAGATTAGAAATTATATCTGTTAGAGATACCTCTTTGAAGATTACTCAACGTACATGAAAATCTAATAAACTATATAATTTATTTAGTTTTCACTTCTTGCTTCA